ATCTTAACTCTTATTGATAATATTGCAACTGGTAAAAGCGTACCTGTAGTTATCATTGCTCCTAAGTTTAGCCAAGGTTTCTTTAAGAACATGAGTATGAATAAAAATAATAATGATGTACCAGTTTGTTTAGTTAAACTTCCTGGTAATGGTTATGGTGTACATAAAAATATTGATGATATACATGCATTCTTGACTCCATTTGAAGGCACTGATACTACTGTACATGGTGGAGTGGTTACTAAGTTTGTAGCCAATGCTTATAAATTTATTCTTTATAATGAAGATACACCTTTCTTAGATAGACGTATTAGTCACTTAGAAACTCTTTCAGCTAATGCAGAGGAGAAGTGGGACATTGCAGATTATAATAATAGAATGCATAAACTACAAGGTAGTTCAGTAGTTATTTACGCAGGTGGTAGAACTCCCGAAGCTCTTAGTGAAGAGTATGATAGATTAGAAGATGCTATTGGTGCAACTAATACTGCTATTATAGGTGGGTATGTTACTGGTGGTGGATTTACTTTAGGTAAACTAGCGTATGATTATATGGAATCAAACCCTATGCTAGCTAATGTATTACTTGCTCCTAATAATCAAATATTAACTAATGCAAATTATAATTTTACTCCAGGAGAAGTTAGAACTAATATTACTGAGCCATTGCAGATTGATGTAAAAGATATGAAAGTAAAAAACTTGCTTGAAGCAGGTATTGTAGACCCTACTATTACTTTAATTAGAGCATTACAGAATGCATTAGCGAATACTAAACTATTTGTAAACTCAAGCTATATGCTTTATAATGAATATAAAAAAACAATTTAAACTAAAAAACTGATGGATAAAATAACTATTAAAAAAGGACGACACACATCTAACTTTCTTGACCAACCTTTTAAAGTATTTTTTAATGCTAAGAAAAAAACATACACTTGGAAAGTTAAGTTTATTGAAGCTTCTGCTTATGATTTAAAAGACAACGACCAATTAGATTGGAATAAATTATGTGGTGTAAGCTACAGCCTTAGACCATTGTTTAATTCTTTTATGATTGGGTGGAGGTATAATCTTAAAAAAGAGTTATTTGAATTAAGTCCTTACATACATGATGCTGATACTGGAGAAAACTTTTATGCTGAAAAGTTAAATGTTACTCCTTTTAGTATAAAAAACAGGGAAGAAGTGGAGATTATTTATAATGCAAAAAAAGGAACTCTGGAATTTAAAGCTAATGTAAATTCTCAAATTTTTCAAACTAATAAAGTTAAACCTAAATGGTTTGGGAAAGAAGTATCTACTTATTTTGGTGGTAATGAAACTGCTCCGACTACTATTGAATTATATAAATCTAAAGTAAATGTCTAAAAGTCCATACTCAGACCAGGCTAATAGAATGTACGAACCTAAACATACTAAGAAAACTAAAGCTTTTCATCCAGTATTTTCTTTAAAGGTTAGTGAAGCAGAAAAGTATGCTAATGATAAGCAATGGTTTAAAGATTATATGGAATATATTATTCCAAACGGGTCTACTCAAATTGAAGGAGTTAAAGAAATGAAGTTAGCTTATGAGATTTATAATGATAATCTTGAAGGTTACAAAGAAGAGTTAAATAGATTCTGTAATCGTATGGGAGAGAACATAGGTCAACTAGAAGAAGAAGTAATTGCGTATCCTTTATTGTATCATAAAGTAAATGTTCTTAAAGGAGAAAATCTTAAACGTAACGATACCTTTAAGATTGTATTACTATCCGCTAAAGCTATTAAAGATAAGAATGAGCAATTGCTTGAAGCCATTAAAGCCTCTGTAGATGAGAAAGTATTACTTCACATAGAATCAGTACAACAACAATTAGAAGGTAAATCTGAACAAGAAGTACAGAAGTATGTTGAAGAAATGACTACTCAGAAAACTCCAGAAGATTTGTTACAAAAAGATTTTCAATCTGAATGGGAAATATTCTATAGTCAAGGATTAAAGTATTGTAATTATGATCAAAACGTTAAACTTAAACGAGACGAAACATTTCAAGACACTCTTACAGTAGATAGATGTTTTATTTATTCTGGTTGGAAGGCTGGTAAACCTTTCTTAGAAGTAAGAAATACTTTACACACAGGATTTCATAAAAGTCCTAATGAAATGTTTATTAACAAAGGAGACATTGTATTTTATAAAAAACCTATTACTATCGCAGATGTTTATAATTACTATGGTGATTTATTAAGTGATGAAGAGTTGGAAGATATATCTACTAATTCTGCAAGCATGGGTAAGAATCATTCTGTTATAGGTAATAATTCAGCTAAACCAGAGTTTAGTCATTTTGACCAACATATATTTGAAGACATTGATAGTGGTAAAGATAAATATAACTTTCAAGATAAAAATATTGGTACACACCAGGGTCAAGGATTAGATAGACGCAGAGAAGAAAATAGATTAGTATGGGAAACTCACTTTGAGTTTAAAGCATTTAAGCCTGTTATTTTTATTAGTTACAAAGATGAATTTAATAGACCAGTAAGTGTTCCTATTGCGGCTAATTTTAAAATACCTACATTCGCTGTTAAAGAGAAGTTTGTTAATAAATGGGGAAATACTTCAGTTAAGTATGTATGGTTTCATACAGAATCTAATACTGAATATACTGCTGAAAAATTATGGATTCCTCGAAAGTATGAAGTAGTAAGATTAGGAGATTCTACTTATCCTATTTGTAGAGAAGTACCTTTTCAAAATACTAATATTACACAGCCTTATTCTTCATTTAATTTAAGTACGTTTGGAGCAGTGTTTACTTCACGTAATGCTAAATCAATTAGTTTGTTACAACGAGCTATTCCATCTTACTTTCAATTTTTATATGTAAAGCATGTTCAAAATAAAGAATTAGCTAAATACCAAGGTTACATTCAATCAGTAGATTTAGATCAAATCCCTGATGTGTTAGGTCAAGATCTTAACGGAGATATTATTAAAGATCCGATTGCAACTTGGTTATTATATCGTAAACAAACAGGTATTGATTTCTATAGTGGTACTCAAACTACTACTGGTGGAAGTTTACCTTCTACACGAAGCCCTGGCTCAAGTGGTTACATACTTGGTACAGCTTCTGAGATTTATCAATTGCAACAATTACTAGAAGTTATTAAACAAGAAATTGGGTTGGCTATGGGGATTAGTCCTCAACGAGAAGCTCAGTTTAGTAATAACTCAAATGTAGGAGATAATAAACAAGCTATTGTGCAATCTCATCATATTACTGAACCATACTTTTTCTATCATAATGAAGTATGGAGATTTGCGTTAGAAGATTATTTAAATAACTTTAGAACTCATTGTAGAAATCTTTACGAAGAAGACGGAGTAAATCCATTGTTTCATTACATCTTACCTGATGGTACAGAAGAGTTACTTGAGGTAACTCCTAAAATGCTTGAAGCACATTCTTTTGGTTTATACCCACAGTCTGGAGCAGCTAGTCAAGAGTATCTTGAAATTATGAAACAACAATCATTTGCTATTGCTCAAAATGCTGGAGAAGGTGCTGAAGCTATTTCATCTATTATTAAAGGTATTACTTCAGGCTCAAGTCCAGAAGAAATTCATAAGATGATTAAAATGCAATCAGCTAAACAAGCTGAGAGAGCACAACAAGGTGAACAAATGAAACTTAAAGTACAAGAAGAATATATTGCTAGAGAACGAGAAAGCAGAGAAGATGTTCAAGCACATGAAATTGAGAAAGAACATATCAAAGGTCAATATAAACTTCAATCAGATACTATTAGAGCTTCAGGATATGGAGCTGATGTAGATGAAGATGGAACACCTGACCCATTACAAGTAGCTGCTCAGTTACATAAAGAAGGATTTGATTCAGCTAAGTTAAGTATTGAACAACAAAAGCTAGGTCAAAAAGATAGACAAATAGAACAAAAGGATCGTGAGATGGTTCAAAAGAAAGGATTAGAAGAAAAGAAAATAGCAGCATCTAAACATAAAAACAATCCTAATTAATATTTTAAGTTTCGACATGAAACATTTTAACTAAAGTTATTATTAAACAATTTTTGTAAATTAAGTTATTTTTAAATCAAATTAATACTTATATTTACAAATTATAAACCATAAAAGAAAAATATGTCAACTTTCGCAGATGATTTTATCCCAGTTTTAGATGATGAAACTATGGATACTACACCTACACCTACAACTACAGTAACTCCTGAAGTTACTGCACCTGTAACTCCTGAAGTTACAGAAGAAACTAAACCAGAAGCTACTTCTCAACCAGAGTATATCCCAACTATTAAAGAAAATACTGAGCCCGTTACTGATACAGATAATAGATTATCTACAGAGTTTTATAAAACACTTGTAGACAAATCAATTGTAGCAGATGAAGAGGGTAAAGAAGAATATACCTGGGAAGATGTAGATAGTTCACTTACTAAATATAAAGAAGAACTACCATATCAAGTAGCTCAATCTTTAGTATCACAATCTCCTGAAGTTACCCAACCTATTATAGATTATATTATAACTAAGGGTGACACTATTACTAAAGACGACTTAAACGTATTTGTCCAAACTTATATGTCAGATTTAAGTCAAGGAAGTATGGATACTGTACAGCAAGCTAAAGACTTTTTAACTAAAGAATACACTAGTAAAAATTATCGCCCTAATGTAGTGCAATCTATGATTGATGCTCTAGAGGATGAAGATGATGACGGTAGCGTATTATTAGAAGAAGCTAAAGCTATGCAAGCTAAAGTATCAAACCAATCTCAACAAATTTTACAACAAACAAGACAAGATAAAGAAGCCGCAGAAGTAGCTCAAAAACAATTTACTCAGAATTTAATGACAGAGTTAGATAATACTCAATGGAATCCACAGTTAATTAATGAAGTGAAACAAAACATTCAGTCACAAGATATGTGGTTAACTATGGAAGAAATGGCTAAGAATCCAAAAGGATTAATTAAATTAGCTTTAATTTCTAAATATTGGGATAATACAACTAAAGACTTAGAC